AGTACTTGTAAGTCGCATCTTCTCAGTGCCTGCACCGACTTCAAAGATTGTAGCAGATGAACCACCTAGGTAAAGACCTCCTGTACCTTGTATACGATGATTTGAACCAAATGTCAAACCATCAGCAATAATTGTACCAGTGACCTCAATACCTGTTGAGGTTGTGTCTAGTTTAGGTGACCCATTATTGTAAAGAGTTACTGTTGTTCCTACACAGTTAATGTAATAATCAGTATGGCCACTATTTAATAATCCAACATTTGTTCCTGCTAATCTTAAATCCCCGGCTCCCGTATCTTGGACGTAGCTATTAAGACCATCGTGATAAATCTGTAAATCATTGCTATTACCAAACTGTGCTTTTTCATTATCACCTAAAGTAAGACCATCAGCAATTACTGTACCAGTAACATCAACACCTGCTGAGGTTGTTTTTAATCGTTCGTTATATGTATGGAATAATTGTACAGTTCCACCAATGCCGTCGTCAGTACACCTAATGTACTGTATCCCAGACGAGTCTGTCAGAACTAAATCAGTACCCATTAACACTAGACTTCCAGTACCTGTATCTACAATACGACTATGACTACCATCATGATATATCTGTAAGTCATTACTAGCACCAAACTGTGCTTTGCCGTTATCACCTAGGAATAGGTTGCCGCTTAAAGTTACATCCTCACTACTATCGATTGTTATAGCAGTCGCATTAGCACTACTTGTAATGCCAGCTATCCCGCCGCTAGTTGCACTAAAACTTAACGTTCCAGAACCGTCAGTTACTAAAAACTGTCCACTTGTACCATCGGACGTTGGGTAAGTTAATCCATTTGCTGTAAACCCACCGATTGTTAAATTAGCATAAGAACTAATAGTAACATTACCTTGGGTACTTCCTTCCTCAGTTGTATTAATTAACGCAAATCTATCTGTACTTTCGTCCCATATCAATGCGACGTTTGTATCATCACCACGTTCAAATACAATACCGATGTCTTTTGTATTTGTTCCAGATGCAGAGCTATTTAAAACGATTATTTCATCGTCAAAATTAGCTGTTGATGTTTTGAATTGCCCGAGTCTCGGTCTAGTTAATCCCATAAGTTTTTTTTTAATATAGTAATACTTTCTATATTTATTAAAAACCTATAGGACAGCAACCCATTAAGCTATTGAAAATATAGCTACTAAAACTAAACTTAAATACGCCACTAATACAAACTTTAACATTATCTCTTTTTTCATAGACTTCCTTTTATAAGTTAACTCCTCAAGTAACTATGTAACAATTATAGTTAAGTTTAATACATAAAAACGTAACGATATTTCGTATTTTTAAAAAAAGATTTTCTAGTCGTTAAAAAAGGGGGCCTAAACCCCCTCCTTATTATTGCTTAGTAAAAGATTACATTCTACCAACAACTACTTCAATAGTAGCATTGCCTTCAGAATCTTCTAATGCCTTACCAATAACAGAACCCATCTTAGGATCTGCTTCAGCACGTGCTTTACCATTACCAGCACTAACCATCATGTCACCTTTCTTAACTGAACCAGTTACCATACATGGTACACGTCCTGTCAATGCGACAGTAGCTTTAGTACCTTCAAGTCCATCGTTCATTACGTAAGCAGGATCAGTAGAAACAACACCAGCAATCTTACGATCACCATCTTCATTACATTGTGTTACTTCAGAATCACCACCGAAACAAACTACAGTACCAGGAGCATAATCAGCGTCTGCAGAGTAATTCTCCGCTAAGTCAGCGTATCGTGCTGTAGTACATGTTGCACTAATAACATTTGCACTAAAGTTACCTGAACCATCACGCTGTACTACGTTATTAGCAGTATTAGCAGATGTGTAACTAAACGGTAAGCTATAGTTATTTGCACTAGTAGCAATACCATCTAACTTAGTCTTTAAAGTTGTAGTAAAGTTCTTTTGTGTTAAACCACCATCACCTACTGAGTAAGTAGTGTTGTTATCAGGGACTGTAACTGCATCAGTAGTTCCGTCTGCACGTGCTAACGTAATAGTGTGTCCACTAATAGTCATTGCATTCGCAGTAGAACTCAACGCTTGTGCTGAGTTAGTAGCAACTTTGCCGGCTAATGCAGTAGTTAACGTAGATGCGTAACTTGAATCATCATTAATTGCTGCCGCTAGTTCGTTAAGTGTATTCAACGTACCAGGAGCACCACCAATTAGATTAGTAATTTGTGTATCTACATATCCTGGAGTAGTCTTAGCATCTAAAGCCGTTTGTAAGCCATCAACATTACTAATAACATGATTATGTGAATCATCTGCAACTACAACTGATAATGTAGCATTACCTAAGTTAGTAAACGTAGCAGAACCAGACGCATCACCACTTAATGTTAGCGTAGGATCAGCTGTTGCTGTAGTAGCAATAGATACGTTACCTAAGTTAGTCATTGTTGCTGAACCAGTAACTGCACCAGTAACACTAATCACAGGATCATTAACATTAATGTCCATGGTATTGTCACCATCTACGTATGTTACTGAAACACCTGACTCACTGTTACCAGACCACATAGCACCTGCTGTATCGCTGATATACTCAGCTAAACCATCAATGTTACCTGTTACGTGATTATGTGAATCATCTGCAACTGTAGCAGTTAATGTTCCGTTACCTAAATTAGTTAACGTAACAGAACCACTTAAATCACCACCTAAAGTTATAGTTGGATCAGCTGTTGCTGTTGTTGTAATAGTAACATCGCCTAAGTTAGTCAGTGTACCTGCACCTGTTACAGCACCAGTTAATGTGACAGTAGGATCAGACGTTGCTGTTGTAGCAATAGTAATGTCACCTAGATTAGTCATTGTAGCCGAACCTGTTACAGCACCACTTAATGTAACAGTAGGGTCATTTACATTGATGTCTATTGTACCATCACCATCTTGATAAGTTACTGAAACACCACTTTCTGTGTTACCAGCCCACATACCACCTGCAATATCTTGTACTTCTTCAGTAGTAAGTTCATTATCAGGCATTGTAACTGTATCAGTAGAACCATCACCACGTGCTAGCGTAATAGTGTGACCACTAATTGTCATTACATTTGCCGCTGTGCCTAATGCTTGGTTACCAGTCTTATCAGCTTTAGTAGCCAACGCAGTAGTTAATGTTGAAGCATAAGATGCATCGTCATTAATTGCCGCCGCTAACTCATTAAGTGTATCTAATGTGCCTGGAGCACCTGCAATCAAGTCCGTAATTTCAGTCTGAACATACGCAGTTGTTGCAAGTTGAGTAGTATTAGTATTAGCCGCCGCTGTAGGAGCAGTAGGAGTACCAGTTAACGTAGGACTTGCTAAAGGAGCCTTAAGATCTAAAGCCGCTTGCAAACCATCTACATTACCAATAACATGGTTATGTGAATCATCTGCAACAGTAGCAGTCAATGTGCCATTGCCCAAGTTAGTTAACGTAACCGAACCACTTAAATCACCAGCTAAAGTTATAGTTGGATCAGAAGTTGCAGTAACAGTAATAGTATCACCAGATATTGATGTTGCTATGCCTGAACCACCAGCAATAGTAAATGTATCTGTACCAACTGTAATCGGACCACCTGTACCACTATCTGCCGCAATTGCCATATCAGAACTAACTGCTATAGTAGTAGCACTTGTTAAACGACCTTTAGCATCAACTGTAATTACTGGAATTGCTGTTGCACTACCGTAAGTTGCCGCTGATACACCACTATTTGCTAGTGTCATTGCCGCTGTTACGTTTGCTGAACCGTTAAATGAACCTGAGTTCCAAGTACCATCACCTGTCATTGCAATTGTACGATTCGTTGCTAGTATAGTAGCAGTATCTGCGTTACCAGTTAAATCACCAGTTACATCACCAGTTACTGTATTAACATATAAATTATCCCACTCTTTAGAAGCAGAACCTAAGTTATACGTACCTGTAGCATTCGGTAAAATGTTAGAGTTAACATCTGCATTAAATGTAATGTTATCTGTAGCCGCATCACCAAATACTATGTCACCGTTCGCAGTAATTGTACCAGTTGCAACAATGTTGCCTGAAACTGTTAAACTACCAGTTACTTCAACTGTTGTACCATCCGGAGTTGAAACTGCCGCATTACCTAACGCATTTGAAATACCTGTAATAGTTTCAGTAGTTGTTATCTCACGTACTTCAATCGTATCGCCTGTTGCCGGAGCTTCAGTAAACGTTAAAGTAGTTCCTGACACAGCGTATGCTGTAGTCGGAAGTTGTACAATACCGTTAATACTACAAATTACAGAAGCACTTGTTTGTGAAGTAGCTAAAGTATATGCTGTAGTAGAACCATCACCAGCAAATGTTTCAGAAGCAATTACAGTAAACTCAGTTGACATTTGTGTCCACTTAGTTCCAGTGTAATACTCAGGATAACTGTTTGTAGTGTTGAAACGGAACATACCTGCAACACCAGTACCTGGACGTTGTGCATTTGTACCTTTTGGTAGCATCATTGTATCAGTAGAACTAATTACTAACTTAGAGCCAGTTATTGGAGTTGATGTACCAATTAATACAGTATCTGTACCAGCATCTGTAATGAATAAGTTAGCATCTGTATCACCTTCAATTCTTACATCTACGTCTGCACCAGCATCGTTAATTGTAACTGGGCCTGCAATAGTAGTAGCACCTGTTACGTCTAATGTACTTGATAAAGTTGTAGCACCTGTAACACCTAAAGTAGAACCTACTGTAGTAGCGCCAGATAATGTACTTCCACTTGTTACTGCTAGTGTACTTGATAAAGTTGTAGCACCTGTAACACCTAATGTACCACCTACTGTAGCATTATTAGTAACAGAAGCACTGTTTAATGTTGCTAAACCGCTTGTTGAAGCAGTTGACATAGAAGTAGCACCAGTTACACCTAATGTGCCTGCAATTGCTGTATTACCTGTAGAATCAGCAACTGTAAACTTATTAGTATCAACTGCAATACCTGCATTTGCATTAAGCAAAGCACTCATTGTTGTAACACCTGTAACACCTAACGTAGAACTTAACGTAGTAGCACCTGTAACACCTAATGTACCACCTACTGTAGTATTACCAGTTAATGTACTTGTACCAGTTACTGCTAACGTAGAACTTAACGTAGTAGCACCTGTAACACCTAATGTAGTTCCAACTGTTGCTGAACCCGACATAGTTGCATTACCAGTTAATGTGCTTGCACCTGTTACTGCTAGTGTACCAAGAGTAACAACGTTACCATTTGAACCGCTAACTGTAAAGTTACCACCATCAACATCAATACCACCATTTGGACTTAATAATCCTGCAACAGAAGTAGCACCTGTTAGTGTACTTGTACCTGTTACTGCTAGTGTAGTACCAATTGTTGCACCATTAGTAATAACAGCACTATTTAACGTAGCCGCACCACTTGTTGAAGCAGTTGACATAGAAGTTGCACCAGTTACGCCTAACGTACCACCAACTGTAGCATTGTTAGTAATAACAGCACTATTTAACGTAGCCGCACCACTTGTTGAAGCAGTTGACATAGAAGTTGCACCAGTTACGCCTAACGTACCTGCAATTGCTGTATTACCTGAAGCACTTGCAACTGTAAACTTGTTTGTAGCAACATCAAAGTCACCATCAACACCAGTAGCACCAGTTACTGCTAACGTACTTGATAAAGTTGTAGCACCAGTTACACCTAAAGTAGTACCTACTGTAGCCGCGGCTGACATAGTTACTGCACCTGTTAGTGTACTTGTACCAGTTACTGCGCTTGTACCTGCAACTGTTGAGTTTCCAGTATTACGTGAACCACCCATTGCAAAGTTACCTAAATCACCACTCATTACTGAAGAAGTATCTGTTGCATCTGCGATGTAAATGAATTCAGAAGCACTGTCGTCCATACCAAAGAAACCTTTCTTTGCCGCTGAACCAGTGTGATATCTGAATAAAACACCACGGTCTAAGTTGTCATCTGAAGCAGGAGCAGTATCACCACCCAAGTTAAAGATTGGATCATCAATACTTACTGTAGTTGAGTTCACCGTAGTTGTTGTACCGTTAACTGTTAAGTCACCATCTAAAGTTGTATTACCAGTTACTTGTAAAGTACCGCCAACTGTAGCATTACTTGACATTGTTGTAGCACCAGTAAACGTTTGTGCGCCAGTTACCGCTAAAGTACCTGCGATTGCTGTATTACCACTGCCGTCTGCAACTGTAAACTTATTAGTATCAACTGCGATACCGCCGTTTGCGTTAACTAAACCACTTACTGTTGTAACACCCGTAACACCTAATGTACCACCTACTGTAGTATTACCAGTTAATGTACTTCCACCTGTTACTGCTAGTGTAGAACTAATCGTAGTAGAGCCTGTTACTGCTAGTGTAGAACCATTAAACGTTAAGTTTCCTGAATCTTCAATAGCACCTGCAGTACCTGCTAAAACAACACGTCCACTTGTTAAATCACTTACTATAGCACTTGCTAAAGTACTCTCGCCAGTTACTGCTAAAGTACCGCTTGTAGAAACGTTACCACTGCCATTAGCAACAGTAAATGCACCATCAGCATCAATACCACCGTCTAAACTTGCAAGACCTGCTACATCTAACGTACTCGACATTGTAGCCGCGCCAGTTGATGTAAATGTACCGCCAACAGTACCGTTTCCAGTAACTGTTAATATACCAGCAACTGTAACGTTATCTGGTAAACCAATTGTTAACGTGTCAGTAGCACTTACAGCAACATTTACTTCGTTTGCTGTACCTGCTACTAGTAGTGTATTAGTACCTGAAATAACTTGTGTAGTACTACCGTCACTTAATGTCCAACCAGTGTTTGAAACTGCATCAACATACGCTTTAGTAGCCGCATCTTGAGCCGCCGCTGGGTCTGTAACATTAGTGATCTTGTTACTACCTGCACTAATTGTTTGCGAAGCCGCAACCGACCAACCTTTACTCATTGTAACACTTTCTGCAAATGTTGCTGTACCTGTAACTGTAACTGTATCGCTAGACGCATCACCTAAAGTAACATTAGCATCTGCTTGAAAAGCACCTGTAACTGTTAGTGAACCGCCAACTGAACCGTTAGCACTAGTAGTAAAGCTCGGTGCTGTAATTCCACCGTTTGCTGTTAACGCACCAGTCAATGTAGTTGTACCTGTAACTGCTAATGTTCCGCCAACTGTAGCATTTGAAGTAACTGATAAACCAGTACCACTTGCCTTGCTTAATGTTAACGTACCTGCAATATCTGCTGTACTATTTGCATCTAATGCACCATTCAATGTAACTGTGCCAGATGCTGTAATTGCCGCGGCAGTTGTTGCACCAGTAACAGTTAGTGTACCACCAACTGAAGCATTATCATCTGCTGTAAAACCACCAACTCGCATATTTGCGTAATCAGTAACAGTAATTGTTGTGCTCGAATCTGATGTCGATGTTGTTACTGCGACAAAAGAGTCTGCACTCTCGTCCCATACAAACGCAACGTTTGTATCATCACCACGTTCTCCAATAAAACCAATATCAGTTGCACCTGAACCTGTTTGGTTCGACGCTAGAACCATAATTGGATCTTCAACTGTCATTGTACTCGAATCAACTGCAACAGTTGATCCACTAACAGTTAGGTTTCCCGAAACTGTTAGATTTGACCCGTAGGTCATGTTATTTTCCAGTTTACCTGCTGTGACTGTGTTATTAACTAGCTTGCCGCCAGTAATCGTCGCATCGGTAATTTGGTTATTTTTTATTCTTGTAATTGCCATATGAGCCTCCCTAAATAAGCTACACTTATTTATTCAAAACTCAAATTGAAATTATTGGTAGTAAACAAAAACCTATTGCTAATGAGCTAAAAGTTTATGTTATTTGAGGCCAACTATTACTTCGATAGATCCTTTGTTAGCACTTATTTTAGATTCTAATGACTTGCCTATGATAGTTCCGGCTCTTGGATCTATCTCTGTATCTTTCCATGCTTCTGCATAACCTTTTTCAGAACTTGAAACAATTAAATCACCTTTTTCAACAGTTCCAGTTACATTACATCGAACACGTCCAGTAAGTGCAACAGCAACATGCATTTCGCTTAAGTTGTTGTTCATTAAGTAAGCTGGATTAGTTGAAACAACGCCAGCAACTTTTCTACTACAATACTCATTGCATTCTGTAACTTCTGCATTTCCACCTAACATAACAACAGTTCCAGGAAGATAATCTAAATCACTAGTGTAGTTTTCTGCTAAGTCAGCGTACTGTGCAGTGGTAGATAGTCCAGTAAATGTTCCTCCACTAAAATTACCACTTGCATCTCTAAATACAATAGTACTTGCTGTATTTGCACTTGTTGCGTTTGATGTTACTGTGAATGTTCCGCCTTCTGAAGCAACTGAACCAGTGATACCGCTACCAGAAGTAGCGCCAGAAGCTACATAATTACCAGTTGTATCTGTTCCTAAGTCGATATTTCCACTAGATGTGGCAGTATCAACATATTGCTTAGTTGCGGCATGCAATGCATTAGTTGGGTTAGCACTTAAAGTTAATTTACCAGTCATTGTATCGCCTGATTTAGCGACTTTAAGTGCTAACCCAGATGTACTTGCTGTAGATACATCATCAACATATTGTTTTGTTGAAGCACCTAGATCAACAGTTGGATCAGCATTTAATATTAGTGATCCAGTCATTGTATCGCCTGATTTAGCGACTTTAGTACCTAGTGCAGTAGTTAGTGTAGACGCATAACTCGCATCATCATTAATCGCGGCGGCTAATTCATTTAATGTATCTAATGTTCCTGGAGCGCCTGCAATTAAGTCGGTAAGTTCGGTTTGAACATACGCAGTTGTTGCGATTTGCGTAGTGTTAGTATTGCTTGTCGCTGTAGGAGCAAGAGGAGTTCCCGTTAATGTAGGTGAAGCAATAGTAGCTTTAAGATCTAATGCTGTTTGTAACCCATCAACGTTGCTAATAACATGATTATGACTATCGTCATTAATAGTAACACTTAACGTTGCGTTTCCTAAATTAGTAAATGTTGCAGAACCAGACACATCTCCCGATAATGTTAGTGTTGGGTCAGATGTTGCTGTTGTTGTAATGGTTACGTTACCTAAATCAGTCATTGTTGCTGAACCAGTAACTGCACCACTTAGTGTAATGGTTGGGTCAGATGTTGCTGTTGTTGTAATGGTTACGTTACCTAAATCAGTCATTGTTGCTGAACCAGTAACTGCACCTGCTAAAGTAATAATTGGATCGTTAACATCTAAATCAATAGTACCATCGCCATCTTGGTATGTAGCAGTGATGCCTGACTCAGTATTACTACTAAACATACTGCCGATAATATCTTGTACATTTTCAGTAGTCGGCGTAAATGTACTAGGTACGCCAGTTAAGTTACTATAAGCATGTGTATGTGAGTCGTTAGCAACCGTAACTGATAATGAGGTATTACCTAAGTTAGTGAATGTAGCTGAACCACTTGCATCTCCTGTTAGTGTTAACGTAGGATCAGATGTTGCTGTTGTTGTAATAGTAACATTACCTAAATCAGTCATTGTTGCTGAACCAGTAACTGCACCTGCTAAAGTAATAATTGGATCTTTAGTTAAAGTAAAATCTAAAGTACCGTCACTATCTTGGTACGTTACTGAAATACCAGTTTCGGTATTTCCACTAACCATTGCGCCAACAATATCTTGTACATTTTCAGTAGTCGGCGTAAATGTACTAGGTACGCCAGTTAAGTTACTATAAGCATGTGTATGTGAATCATTACCAACGACAGTACTAATAGTTACGTTACCTAAATTAGTCATTGTAGCTGAACCGGTAACATCACCACTTAATGTAATAACAGGATCTTCAGTTAAAGTAAAATCTAAAGTACCGTCACTATCTTGGTACGTTACTGAAATGCCACTTTCAGTGTTTCCACTAACCATTGCTCCGATTACATCTTGAATATTTTCAGAACTTGAAATATACACCCACGAAGAACCATTATAAAATGATAAACATGGATTTCCGCCATCTCCGTTACTAATATAAACAACTTGTCCAACGGCTTTATCACTTAATGCATTTGCTTCTGTAGTTGTGTACACAGGTAACTTTAAACTATGTGCTGTTGAAATATTAAAGATATCATCTGTTGTTATCTGTGCTATAGTTGTACTGTCAACAATAATAGATGCTGTTGTACCATCAACACTAAACGACGTATTTCCAGTCGTATCAGTAATTTCCCTTACGGTTGTAACATTAGAAATAAAGCGAACTTCTATAGTATCAGTTGTAGCAGGTGCTTCTGCCATTGTTAACGTTGTACCACTAACAGTGTATCCTGAGTTTGGAACTTGTAAAACACCATTGATACTAAGAACAATTGAAGCCGCTGTTGTAGTTTCGTCTAATGTAAATACTGTGGTTGAACCATCACCTGTAATTGATTGTGTTGTTATAGTAGCAAGGTTAACTCCTACTACCTCCCATGTACTTCCGTTATAAACTTCGACTTTAGATACACTTGAATTAAATCGTAACAAGCCAGCACTTGGAGTTCCAGGTCTCTCTCCTGTTGTGCCTATAGGAATAACTAAACCAGTGTTTGTATCTATAGTTACATTTCCTGTACCGTTTGGATCTAATACAATATTTGCGTTACTTGTCGACGTTGATATTGTTGTGTTAGCAAATACTAGATCAGATGTATTAGTACCTTTGCTTCCTACATACCTCGCTCCTACTACATATATACTTTTACCTGTAACACCTGAAGTGATAGATGCAGGTAAATTCGTTCCAATAAAATGTAGTACACCTGATTGATAATCAAAAAACCATTCGTCGTTACTTCCTGAGCCTGCCGCAAATATTTGCGTACCTGTTGTCTGAGGGTCTGATTCTGATGTCGAATCTATGTAAACTTTAATTTGGTATGTACTTCCAAATTCAGTTGGAATCCAGTCAGCTAAGTTTGTTTTCCAAGTTCTGTTGTCGGTTGCTGTTATATCTTCACTACATTCTACTGTTGGTGATGCAGATCCAGAATCGTCATAAACTGCAAGTATCGAAGATGCTGTAGATGGTTTAACTCCTGGTATGTTGCCGGAGTCAGCCCAAATACCATCTCCTCTAATTAGTAACGGACTTGCTAAACTTTCGTTGAATGCTTCTTTATTTGAAGTTGTGTCTGTTTTGGATACACCGTATCCTAACTTCTTAAATAAATAATCAACTTTTTGTGTATCTGATATTGCCATTAACTTGCTTCTCCGATACTTAATGACGAAATACTTTCACCACTTGCAAGGGCTACACGTACTAAAACAACAGACCCTGTTGCGTTTGACATATTCTCACTTCCTAATGTTAGTGTGTAACCACTGCTTAAACTTGTTCCTGTTCCTATAACGTCTCCACCAGTTAATGCACAACCGTTTGAACCGTTTCCGCCGTTGCTAGTATCACTACCTGGAACACCACTACCTGCATATTGTATACTTGAGTCAATCCATCCGTTTAGCCCACTAGCACTGTCTATTGCTGTGCCTGGTGCCGCTATCCAAAGTCCACTAATACCACCTGCTGACGTTATATTGATGTCAAAACTTGCTACTGTAGCACGTCTAAACGCAAACGTAAAATATTGTGTTCCTGTATCTGCTGAACGATTTGGACCTACTGGTAAGTATCCGGTACTATAATTTGTAACGTTGTGTCCTAGTACACCTAACCTAACAGTTGCTTCTTTTGTACCTGCAACACCTGGGTCACTCGATTCTGAATATAAACTGTTTGTATAGAAATTAGTAGAACTTGTAAAACTAGGTGTATTTGTTGTATTTGCGCTAAAGTTAAATACACGAACACCATCGTCATCATATGTTGTTCCTAAGTTATCATTAACTGGAATAGCAGTTTCATTAATACCCGACTGTGATGTAGTGTGAACTGCGAGCTTTGTTGAATTTTCTATATAATTACCTGTTCCGTTGCTATTCTTAGCACGAATTTTTAAAGTATCAACTGTTCTAACACTACTTGTTGTAATAGGTACTGTTAATGTTCCTAACGTATATGCTGTGCCAACACCAGTGTCTGTATTTGGTATTCCGGATGTGAGCATTGTTACTGCTCCATCAGCTTGTGTATACGTAAAATTAGAATCACTAATTGCATTAGCAGAAGTACTCTCTGCATTTGTTCCACTGCTTACGTTAACTGGACTTGATGTGTCTTGATACGTTTGACCAGTAAAGTTCGTAACTTGAACACCGGATAAAACCACTGTAGGACTTCCAGAATTGTAATAAGGAATACCTGAAATATAACGTTTAGTTCCTGCTGTTCCTTCTGCTAATGTACCTGCTGTTGCTGATGGCTGACTTGTTATGTCATCATATACTACGCTCACTACAGATGAATTACCTGTTGTAGTATGGTTTAACTTTTGGTCATTAACACCAACTGTATAACTTGTTAATACTTGTGTAATCTTAGCATCAAATGTTTGATAAAAATTAGTTGGATACGTTGTGGCACTAATTGTATTATGTGCATCGTCTTGACCACTTATCACTAAACTTGTGAATGTTCCATTCTCTGCGGTAGTAGTTGAAAATGTTTGACTACCTCTAGTAACACCATTAACCGTTGCACTTAATGTTCCGCTAGCACCATTATAAGCATTATTGATTACATTTGTGTCAATTGTTCCACTTGTATAACGTCTTGCAGTTGTTGTTGTTAAACTAGCACCTGCACTTAATGGGTTGCTCGAACTGCTGTCAGTAAATCCTGCACATAATTTTGGACTAGTTCCTTGGTAGCTATCAGATAGTGTCAATGTAAATGTACTTAAGTTACTCGGTGCTGTTGGTGTAGCATTTAGTGTGTACGTTTGTTCTTCGTAATCTGTTTGTGCAATTGTGTCAGGTGTGCCACTAGATGTTAATCTAACTGTGTAACTTGCTGTTCCTTCGCCTGCATAGCTGTGGTTAATAGTAGCACCTATACTTCCAGCACTAGAACCATCTTCAGTTACGTTACTATTAGCACTACTGTCACCCCAATCATATACATAGCTATCTGCATTCTGTGAAGTGTTTGTAAACCTTGCTAGTGCTCTATTGTTTCCACTTAAATCTGTAAAATCATATAAATCATATTGATTATCGCCAGTTTTATCACTTACTGTAACTGCTGTACTTGCTAGGTTTGTTCTAACATCAGGCTCTACAATAACTGTTACACTACTACTTGTAAAGGGAGTACTTGTATGGCTAGTTGCTAACGATAAATCTACAGTATAGTTTTTTGATGTTCCTGCAGATTGTTCACCTGTAGTTAAATTAAATGTATGTAAAATATCAACATCATTATCACCTGCACTTCCACTTCCTGCGTTAACATTTGTTGTTACACTATCCCAATCCCATGTGTACACGTTACCAAATGTTGTATAACTTCCAACTGTATCTTCTGTTGTATTTGAGAAAGTAACAATGTGTCCACTACTTGCTTCTTCATTAACACCACGTAATGTTGTTGTTGTAAATGAAGGTGTATGCGTTGCATATACTTTAAACGTAGATGAATCATTTAATGGAAGTATAGCTGGAGTACATGTATTATGTGCAGTTAATGTAAGAGTAACCGTACGAGATGAATCAGTTTCTGCACTATTAGTATACGTATGTCCTAAGCGTCCGCCGGATAACCCACCTGGTGATCCATTGCCACTAATTGTTTCTGTATTCCCGTCACCCCAGTTAACAGTATATGTAACAGTTGCGGATGATGAATTTGTTGTTAAATTTTCTAGATAAACAGTACTAGCACTATCTGAGTAAGTTATTAGACTTCCGCCTGTAACTGCCGCATATATATTAAAGTCAACAACTGGATCTGCTGTGTAAATGATTATATAGTCTACACGTGTTTTTGATGTTTCAGCACCTTTGCCTGTTCCGCTTGTATTCTTTGCTGTTACGATTACATCAAACGGAGAACCTGAATTACTAGAATAAGTGTGCGATGGTGTAGAATCTGTGGTATTTGATGTAGTGTTTCCGTCACCCCAATTAATGTCGTAGTGTGTTGGATTTCCATCTGTAGTAATTGTTAATGTTACTGTTGTTCCAGCACCACCTGCAGTGATATCTGAAGTAAAATCAATATTAGCAACCGCAGTACTGTTTATAATATTTTCAGATAACTCATTTAAGTCGTCGAGTGCATCTGTTAACTTTGTACTTGTTGCCCAATCATTAATTGCACCAGATGGATATAGTGCATTATCCGACGGAGTTCCTAGTGTAATAGTTGTTCCAGTCATTGCAATACTAGTTATATCAGTCCAAGTAAGATTTCCACTTCCGTCAGTTTTTAGAACATAGTCTGCAGAACCACCTGTAATTGTAATATCAGTTGGTGCTCCAAGTTCTACATTTCCGGCTGATGCAGAGATTAAATTGCCGTTAATCTTAATGTTATCAACTTGTAAACTTGATGCTGGTGTACTGGTATTAATTCCAATTCGGTCATTAGTAACATCAACGTATAATAAGTTTGTTTCAATTGCTAAATCTTCTCCATTTCTTTGCAAATTGGAGTTTAGCATTTGACCTGGTATCTTTCCTATTGCCATTACGAAACCTCTGTGCTACCTAAATTATGTATAATGCTAATTGACATTCCATTAGGTACATTTGACGTAAACGTAATATCGTAGTTACCAGCAACTGTATAATTTGTAGTTGGTATTTGATAAATGCTTCCAATGAAAACTAGTACATCTTCTGGGTACGATATTATTTTCGACATTGTATAAACTGATGTACTTCCATTACCAGTAAAGGTGTCAACTACAATATCAACATTGCCTTGTTTAGAAACAACACCCCATATAGTACCGTTATAAAACTCTACTTTTCCTAAGTCAGTATTAAACCGTATTTGTCCAAAATCTGGTACATCAGGCCGTTCGGATGCATCTCCTACGGGTATTCTAATTGCAGTATTTCCTAACCCAATATGTTGATTTTTAACCCAACGTCCCACGATTTACTAAATTGCTGTGTAACTCGCAATAGCAGTTACAGATGTTGTTGCACTGCATATTACGCTAATAAAATCGCTATTGTCAAGTAGTAGCTTTTCAGAGCCTCCATACAAAACATAAGTATCATGTGCTCCGATTGTTAACGTATCTAACATGACATTTCCGTTACCTGCAGTATCGCCACTTGGCACCACGTGTAAACTTACAGTCACATTAGATGCACTGTAATTGCATAATGTTAAATCAGTAATAGCAGAACTATTAGAACTCGTGTAAACAGTTGTGTTTGAGTTTCCTACTGCTGTTGTTGTAATTGACATATATTACTTCCTAAAATATTAAAGCAAAAACCATTGCTTTTGTTTTTGAAACAAGTTCATCACTTGTGCTTGAATTTACAAAAAATACACCAGAACCACCTTGGCCTGGAGTTTTAGCATAAAGCTTATTGTAAGTAGCAGTTGAACTAGGGTCACTGCCTAGTTCTTTAAGACTAACTTCATGATTGATTTTTAGTTGTCCGGTACCATTTGGATCAATTACAATGTCGCCATTACTAGCACTTGTGATTGTTTGACCATTAACATCTAATGCGCCACCTAATTGTGGGGTTAAATCTTCTACTACATTCTTAATACCGAGATCACCAATTACTGCAAGATTTTCCCAGGTAGACCCATCGCTTGTTAACTCCCATTTATCACTAGTATCATTAAAACGAAGTCCAACGTTAGTTGCTGATCCTCTTTCAATTTCAATGCCAGAATGAACAGGTGAAGTTACACCAGATCCAGTCTCGCCTTTGTTTAAGACTATTGTTTTATCAGTGATTGCTAAATCAACTGAGTTAACTTCTGTGGATGTGCCGGAGACAACTAAGTTCCCGTTTAAAGTTAACGTTCGAGTTGTGATGTTTACATCGTCAGTCGCACTTATGCTCTGAATATTATAATCACCATCGATTCGCTTAGTTAAAGACATGTTGTTTACCTTAAGAAGACTAATTTATACTATTTATTACTTTTAAAAACCAAGTACATCGATATATGAACAAATAGTGCTAATAAAACTAAAACTCTGTTTTATCTACGCTATGGTACCAACTATATTCGTCATCGATGCCATCAATGTAAACACTCCTAATAGTAACACTAATAATCTTAGGACTGCACTTGCCACTATTAATCCTATCAGCTAAAAACATACTAGCATTATCCATATCCATGAACTGCCATTTGAATTCTTCTCCAGTTGTTAAATTAACAACAATTTCAGCACCTGAATGTGCTATGCCAGAAAATAATGAAGTTAACACTAACACTACTCTAAAAATCTTATTTTTCATTTTACACTTCTCTTTAGTAATATAATTAAGTGTGTATTTATATTAGCATTTACTAATATTAGTATTTACTAATATAGATATATTTTTAGATACTATAGCCACAAAAAAACCCTTTACAATAGATGTTATCTGTAAAGGGTTTTTTATTTTAAAAAATTAACCGTTATCAAGCACAATACTTTCGTCTAATACCGCAGTTGTTAAGTTCCAACCAACTTTAGCATCTGTTGCAAACTGAGTACCTGTACCTCGTGTTACTGTACAAGTTCTTCCTGAGATTTTACTAATAAAATAAGTACCGCCTGCAGAATCTGTTCCTTTGATTCTCATTTTACCCGCTGTTGGGGTTGCTGTACTTAGTGTTAGTTTTTCTGTTCCGTGTGATGTAGTTACTCTAAAGCTTTTACTACCCTTTTGAGAAATAATATCACCGTTAGTTACATTACTACCACCAGTAACAAATGCTTCAAATGTTATTCCATCTGTTGCTGTTGTTGCTATTGTCGCTGTACCTGTACCAGCGGCATCACCATCTGCAAAAGTCACTGCAGGTGCTGAAGTATAACCACTACCTGCTGTAGTAACACTAATAGTTAAAATTAAACCAGAACCATCTACAGTTGCTACAGTTGCTACTGCTTGTGTTCCGCCTGTTATATCTGGTGTTCCAATTGTAGCTGAATCACCAACTGAATATCCACTACCTGCGGCGTTAACTGCTATACTAGCAATACCTTCGCCAGCTACGTTATCGGTGTTAGTATTACCGAAATGTTTTTTATTTAAAGGTCTACCCATTTTTTTCTACTCCTTAAAAAAAGTCGTTCTATGACTTACGCAGAGGGAATCTGCATAAATGCTCCACCTATTGGAGCATAACTATATTTATTCTAGATCGGTAGCAACATAGAAACCGACTTCGTCGTTTATCTCAAACGCATCCGTCTGCACTAGTTCTTTTTTAGCTTTACTTTTTGTTGCTGTCTTTTTTGCTACTTTTTTTGCAACCTTCTTTTCTATCTTTTTTGCTACTTTTTTTGCAACCTTAGGTTTCTTCTTAACTTTAGTAGACTCTTTGAGTTTTGATTTAATTTTGTCTGTAACTACAGTAGCACTCTCGTGTGTACCAAGATCAACATCTTCCGTTAACACATACCTATTGTCTTCGAAATCTACTGCAAACTTATTATTAAAATGTTTTACTCTAACTACAGTTCCGTTGTTCTTAGTAACTGACAACGTCATTGAATCTGTTGTTAAACTATTATCGTTAAAATCCGAAACATGACAAACACCTGTGTTTTTTCCGTCTGTTACTACAAACTTTGTTGTACTTTTTTGTCGAAGAATTGTTCCATCTGTCTCTGGATTACTACCAATCTTTACACGACAATGAATATTTTCTGTCTCTGGTGTAACTTTAAATTTGCCCATTATTATATACCTTTAGTGATGTTAATTTCTGTATTTATTAACCGATAATCTAGTCAATAAAAAAGGGCTAATTAAAGCCCTCTTTATAACGTTAAATTACTCTATTAAGAGAACGAAACGTTTGCAATACTAACTTCACCTAAGTAGTCACCAGCGTTACCGAATGAACTTGCTGTGTTAGTAAGTTCAATGTAACCGTAACGTGTCATAAATGATACAACTGGCTCAAAAGTACTTGGATCAAGTACTGTGCCAGAACTCATTAATGGAATATACGGACAGTAGAATGCAGGTGCATCAGATTCACTAGCGCCTTTATAACCAACAAGCACTGCTTGTGCGTCTGCCGCATATGAATCAACGTATACTTTCATAGCACTATTTAATGTACCAACTAACTTAGTATTAGTAGGTGCTTCAAATGTACCTTCAGTAGTACGTGCAAATGCTGAAGTAGTTGCAGATTGTAAAATCGTTAACGACTCTGGACTACATACTGCCCAGTTACCAGCACCACGTCTTGTACGCTGTGCAATTAAGTTAGCAGTTCTGTTAATTAAAACAGCTAATGCCGCATGCTCATCACCAACGAAAGTAGCAGTACCACTTACAGTTGCTTGGTTATAAGCAAACTCTGTACTTGCTAATGAACGTAGAGATAGTAAAATCTCTTGATCAATTTCAGCGGTAATTTCTTGTGCTAACGCCGCCATAATTTCTGCTTCAACGTCAATGCCGTGCATTGAATTAGCATCTTGTGCCGCTTCAAATGTCCAACGTGCTTGTAACTTACGTGTCTTAGCTTCAACTGCTTGTTTCAATAATTGAACGCTAATCTTTCTACCACCGTTGCCTTCAAGTGCTGATGTAGCCGCACCTAAATGGTCTGTAGGATTACCTGGACCTGATGAGTAAGCTTGTGCAATCTTAAACGGACTTAATGCTTCATCGCCTGCTGTTGTGCTTGTAGCATCACCAGGAATACCTGAACCATCCATTGAGTCTGAATAACGTACACGTAATGTATGTATCTGACTAACTGGACCAGTCATTGGCTGTACACCGACTAGTTCGTTAGCTATTACAGTAGGCATTACACGTCGAATTACTGGTAAAATTACACGGTTAAGTGTAGCTACGTTACCAGCTGATGTAGAACCTGCTGTTGCGCTCTCTGACAAGTAGTTACGAGTGTTCTCTAAGATTACACTCATTGAACTACGGCGAGAACCGCTTAAACCTTCCATTAGAGCGTCTTTTGTTTCGCTCCAACGACCTTCTATTAATTGTTGTGACATCTTTATCTCCTAAAAATCACTAATTTAAAGACCTGCTAAACGTCGTAAGTCGATAACACCGTTATCGTCTGTTGACTGCATGTCGTTTTTCTTATTACCAGTTACTTCTTTTTTAGCACTCTCTGTTAAAGATTGCTTACGTCTTTGTGCAGGTGCACTCGACTTATTAGAAAGTACTGCTGGTAAATATTTTTCAAATGTACTTTGTAAACGATTAGTTTGAACATTTTCTAGCAAATTCTGCATGACTTCTGCTTTATCCCTTTGTAAAGGACCTAACAAATCTTCCATGACTGATGTACGTCTGTTGTTCTCTTGTATCGTTTGTACTTCTCTGTTCTTTTGTTCAACTAAGACTTTAGCTTTACCAATTACTTGTCTAGCTTCGTCTAGTTTATTATCGCGATCATCTAACTTTTGATTTAACTCTCTAATTACAGCATTCTCATTTAAATGAGTACCTGTAAATTCAGTAGCAAATGCTTCAAAAATTCTACGACCAAAGTTATTCTCTCGAGCAACTTTTACATCTTCGTGTAACTGCGATAGTTCGCTCTGTAAACGCTTGGTAACAACAGATTTAACTTTCTCTGAATTCTCTTTAACAAATCGAGTCTTGAGTGCTGTAAGTTTCTCTTTAGCTTCTGCAACTAAACGAACCTTAGCCTCAACAACTTCTTTCTTATCTTGTGCAAATTCATTGATTTCCCTAGCAAGAGCTTTAACAACAAACTCCTCTAGTTTAGCCATACCTTGTGTTTGAACCTGTCTATCTTCACGCAAATCTTTAATTTCCTCAGCTAACTTCGTTACCATAAAGTTGTTAAACTTTGTAGCACTTTCAGTCATCTTGCTTTGGAACTTAACACGATCTTCTGCTAAAGCGGTTTTTTCTTCCGCAATCTCATTGATCTCTGCTTCAAGACTTTCAGATACCATGCGATCTAGAGCTTCTACCATTGTTTGTTTATCATGCTCGTAACGAGTAGCAAACTCTTCTCTTAGTTCACTTCGAACTGTTTCACGAGTTTCATTCATTTTTGCTTCCCATTGTTCTTGGATAGCAAGACGAGTGTCTTCGTTAATCAATTCGCTGTCGAGCAATGGTTTAATTGCATCTAGCATCTATTTCTCCTATATTTTGAGATCTTTAATAAGCTGAACAAGTCCAGCTTCTAAAAATCTCTGTGCTGTGATACTTTCTCTAGCATCAGCCGCCATTTCAATCAACTTATGCCCATGTTCCATATTCAACAAACCTTCATATATAGCTGTTGGATACGCTCCAGGGGCACTAGGTTGAGCTACTACATCAACTGTTACTATTTCAAAATCACTTACATGTCCGTTGCTTTCGTTAACGTTTCCGCTACCTCTGCTCGAGACACCTAATTTTACGCCGCTACCTAACATGGTTTCAACTAACTTACCCATAGGCGTTGGCAAAATCTTTAACTTACCGAAACCGTTTGCACCTTCCATCCACACTTCTGTGATGACGTGACTTACACGGTCTAAATTTATTTTTAAATCATCTGGGTGATCTAACTCTCCTAATACTGAATATCCACCATTAATTTGCTCATGCAATGATTTAACTGCACTAGTAATCTCATTAACTGGATAGATACGTTCGTTGGCATTCTTAACATCACCTTGAATACATAGACCTTTCATGTAAAGATCTTTGCCATCTTCACCGCTACGTTCTACAATAATGTTAGCGGCATCAAATGATAAATTTTCTTGCAAAAATGACATTAGTTATACCTCGCTACCTTCTTTGTTACTATCATCATCACTTATTACTGTATCTGTATAAGTGTCACTAGGTTCATCAGTAACTGGTTCTGGTGCTGGCACTAAACTGCCGTTAAACACGTCACCTTCAGACTTAAAGTTATTTGAGTCTTCATTATTAGTTTCGCCTGAGTCAGAATCTTTAGCTTCAATACTTGGTTCGCCTGAGTCAGAATCTTTAGCTTCATCACTAGTTTCTTCGCTAGTTTCTTCGCTAGTTTCTTCTTTCTCATCTTCTTTTATTAACTTCTTGTAAATGCTATTCTTTTTTTCTAAAACGATCTCGTGAAAAAGATCACTAGCTTTTCCGTCTTCTTCATTAATAACATATTCTATTAATTTTTCAAACTTGTTCATAATAGCCTCTCCTTTAACGATTAACTGCCTGCATCTTCACCTTTTGCTTTAGTCTTCACTTTTTGCTTTAGGTGCCGCTACTTTCTTTTCATTTGGCTTAGTTGTACTTCCCATATCTTTTGCTTTTGGTGCTGTACGACCTTTTTCTTGACTTGAACCCATTGCTACTGGTTTTGCTCCGCCTTTCTTACCTTTACCGCCTGCATTGTCAGCATTTACTGAACTCTTATTAACGCCGCCTTCTTCAGTGTTACTAGGCTTAGACACATTACTTAAAGCAACATTTTCATCTAACGCATCTTTATCTTCGTCAACTTCTTCCTCTTCGTCGATTTCGTCTTCCTCGTCAATCTCTTTAGATTCATACATGCCTTCTTCCATTTCTGGTTCCATGTCCATTGCCATGTCGTCCATTGGCATCTCATCACCCATGTCCATCATTTCGTCGTCCATTGGCATTTCTTCTTCGCCACCGATTAAGTCATCAAACTCAGCCATTAACTCGTCTAACTTATCTTCTAAGTCAACTACACGATCTTCTAGCTCTTCATGGTCACCTTCGTGATCGTCAGTTTCGCCATCATCATCGAAGTCTGTGTCACTGTCTCCCATGTCCATGTCATCTTCTTCATAGTCTATGCCTTCTTCATCAGCTTCAACATCGTTGATTAACTCATCAACTGCGTCACCGCCCATTTCCAGTTCCATTAAGTCTTCGTATATCTGACGACTCTTGTCAACAACAATCTCGTGGAATAAATCAGATGCTTTACCATCTTCATCATTAATAACGTATTCAATCAACTTTTCAAATTTGTTCATTAGTAACTCCGGGTTATAATATAGTGTATATGTGAATATTTATTGAGTTTGTGTCAAACGGTATCTGTTAAGTGTCTTTTTTGGCACTTTTCGGGGATTTTCAGTGATTTTCAGTGATCTTTATCTAAAATACTGGTGCTGATTCTTCAGCAGGTGCGGCATACATTGCCTGTATCTTACCTATCTTTTCTTTATTTTCAATGTTACGTATGTCATTCATTTGACGCAACTTACTAATCTGCTTTAGTGTAAGTCGTGTTTTACGTAGATCGTCTTTAGTCAGCTGGGTATTATCATCTTCTACGTTTTGATAACCTGGTACTGCTGATTGGAATAATTCATTTAATATCATACTAGTATTTATTAAGGAAGTCCGCCTTGTACATCTGGTGGTGGAGCAGAACCGACTTCAGCAGGTGGTGGTCCGCCCATATCCATGTCTCCCATGTCTCCTTCACTTTCGATTTCACCCATAGTATCTATGTCGCCTTCGAAGTCACCTGGCATAACACCTACACCACGTAAGTCTGCACCACTAGATTCTACAGTTACTGGTTTAGCATTTTCTTCTTCCCATAACTCTTGGTTGTCTACCATTTCTTCTTCTGATAGTCCTAAGTAACGCTTTAATAAGAAACGCTTACTTAAATACGGAAATGCTTCTAAACCACTAAACGAACTAATCCGTGTTGCATCTAACTCGCTTTGTCTGTAACTAGCAAAGTTTTGTGGATCATTAAACTTGATGTCAAATAGACTGCCATCAATGTTAAACCCGCGCCACGCCAAGAATAGCTTAAACTCTTCATTTAATACTTTTGACACTGTCGCTTGTAAACGCATACAGTACTGGTTGAACCTGTACTCTTCGATAAGTGCTGTGCCTAGTCTACCATCTGTTAACGGTGCAGTACTATCGTCTGGGCCACTAGGTAAGTAACTACTAGGAACACGTAAACCACGTGCAAGTTTATTATTAAAGTATCGTAAGTCATCAATTTGTCCTAAGTTTTCACCACCTGGTAATGTATCTACTTTAGAGCCACGTCCTTCTGCAGTCTGCGGAAAGAAATAATCTTCATTTGTGCTTAATGGATTGTATGTAGCATCTAACATATTTTCACCACCACCACTTTGTGTAGGGATTCTACGTTGGTGTATTTCGTTTTTAACACGCTCTACAAAACTCATAGCCATATGCGATGGCATGTTACCTACATCAATATAAAACACACGTCTTTCTGGTGCACGTTGTACACGATATATTAAAACAGCATCTTCTAATAATTCTTTTTGTTTGTACGTCTTAAATATGTTCTCTAGCACACTAGTACCAAATGGCCATTGCTGATCTAACCCTTGTGTTAAGCTCATATGTACAATGTGTTTTGCTTCAATTGCTGTTTCTTTTAATGCTTTACTAAAGCGTCCGCTTGATCCACCGCCAGTGTTGCCACCGTACTGCTGTGGCGAACTATAATTACTACCACCTCCACCTCGAGGCGGATTAGTAGAAAAGTCATCTGTTGTTCTTGGCGCTACTGTTAAATTCTCAAAGTTAGGATTAATATCTAATATAATGTATTGCTCTGGTTTCTTACCTTCGCTCTCATTAACAATAATACGTATTACTTTTTCAGTTTCTACCCACATTAACTTAAAATTCTCTGGGTCTCTAATGAATACTTGGTCACCGTACTTAATAGCATTACGAAACATCATGAATGCTCTTTCGCTAAATTCATTAAGTTTAACCCACTGTAATAACTGTTCTTTAATAATATTAACTTCGTTATCTGTAGGTTTGTCGTTATACTGTATACTAAACGGTAAATGTGTTTGTTCGTCTGCTTGTGTGCTAAACTCAGCAAGGATATCTAAACAAGCATTAACTTCACTGTCCATATCCATTGCTTCATATTGATTGTAACGTTCTACACGGTTAGGATGTCCTGAATATACTTCTTGCAAGTTACTCTGGTAATTCCTAAACGCGAAGTTTCCATGTTCAGCACCTTTACCTGCACCACTAATAGGGCTTAGGTTACCAGTATGATCTGCTACTTTGAAATACTTTTTCCAACTCAAGATCTATCTCCTATTTTTTTTCTACTACTAATCGGCCTTTATCGTACAAATCACGTGCTTTAAGTAAATGAGAATGGTCATAGTACGCGGCTTCGCCGTGCAATTCACCATCTTTGTAATGTTTAATAATTAACGGAAAACCGTCCATATCATACATTACCCACTTACCATTCCTTGCACCATTCTTAAACTCAACATGCTCTTCTAAATGGTGCGCAAGACTGTACCAAACTTGCGTTCCTTCACGTTTATCATCTTTATATAAAGTAATACGTTTAACACTACCATCTAAACGGAATGTAACTTTTGGCCCGTTTTTTACACCATCTATTGTACATGCACTTGACTTAACCTCTCCTGTTGGATAGTATATCGCTTTTATTTCACAAGACATATCCTTTTTCCTATACTTAAAATGATACTTATTGCATGTAATAAAGTTGTTGCTATTTATGCATTCCTAACTGACTGAAGTACTTTGCTACTAGTACTATTACCTGAATTAAGAGCTATTTGTATGTTAGATAACTTTGCGTTTGACATCTCTAATGCTGTTAATAGCTTCTCACTATTTTCACTAATTTTCGTCTGTACATCTACTGATGCTTGTTCTTTAGCAGTTACACTATTAGCATTCGGAACATTATTGTTAAACTGTAGGTTTGGCCCTGTAGGGTTAGCTTTTAATTGATTAAAGAAATTTTCAAAAGATTGCCAACCTTTAGCAGAACCAATATCGCCTGGGCCTTCCTTCCATATTTTTTTAAATTCTGTAATCTCTTTATCTGTAAGGATACGATTTGCACTAATACCTCGTTTTTCTATCTCAGAAGTTACTCCTTTAGAATCAAACTTACCTTTATTAAAGAACTTTCCAAGGTATCTTGCTGGAGCATCTCCAAGTGTATCTTCAGAACGCAGTTGATCAAACAAACGTCCTATCGTTTTTGATTCTTTTGCTCTTTGTTTAAGCAACTGATCGAACTCGTTATCTTTGCTTTTTGTCTCCCCAATAAACTGGTGCTTTTCTAATCCTTTTGACAATGTAGATATCATAGTATTAAGATCTGTACTTCTTTTATCAGCAGGCTTTGCTATCTCAGTTGATATAGCACGTATTTGTGTTTCGAGTCCGTGCCTATGTTCTTTATTAAGATTAGTAAATCCTGTGTCTAACCCGCTTGCTATTTGACCACCAACGTTCATTAATTGCTTATTAAGCGTTTCTAAACCTATTTGTAAATTATCTGATAATGTTGTGTTGCTTGATAACGAAGTTAACGTTTGTATACTATCGGCAAAACTAGAAGCTAACAACGCTTGGCTACGTTTTGCGTCGTTTAATTGGTCGTTTTCTTCGCTTAGTTTTGCTGTATATTTTATTAGTTGTTCTGAATCTAGATTACCATTTTTAATAATCGATTCAGTCATCTTTATAGCACCTTCTTGCCATTTGATTCTATCTTCTAGTCTAGCCATTGACAGATCTCTAGTCTGTTTAGATAACATTGCTAATTCACCAGTTAATTTTGCCAGTTCTGTTCTGAGATCTGCTTTGTGTCTATCTGTGAGGATGAGAGACTCGACGTCTAATTGTGACGTTATACCATTTACTCGGTTTTTTAGATCTGCAAGTTCTTGTTTCTTAATTTCGATATCTATATCTGTTTGGTTTCTCGATTTGTTAACTCTAAGTTTGTTAGCATCAGCTTCATCTATTGTAGAGGCTTTGTAAATGCCTTTAGTAATGTTCTCCATAGCCTCCATTGCTAACTCTAATCCGCCTGATACTGAGTCAAATGATAGTGCTGTTGCTTGTAAATGAGCACTTGCACTTTCCATATACTTTTGTGCTTTTGCTAACTCAGCTGTAGTCTTGTTAGGATCAGTGAGTTGTGCTTCTTGTGTCTTTTTATTGTTTTCTATCGCATCATCAAGTTTATCTAAGCCAAATGTTGTAGTATTAATTGATTCATGTAATGGTATAAACGCACCTGTTGTATCACCTGCCGCTAAGTTAATAGATTCCATTGTAGGTAACATTTTATCTAAACCGCCTCTAAGCATCAGTAACGCTTCGTCAGCATTTAAAGTACCGTTCCTAATACCTTCCATTACATTTGACAACTGACCACCAGTTGATACAAAGCCTTTTCTTGCGGCGTCAGTACCAAAAAATCCTCCAGATGCATCTTTAACTGCTGATGCTAGTGCTGGAGATAATGCACTTACCATTAGCACTAAGCTGTCTAATTCTGAGGCCGCTTTCACACCTGCATCACCTTGTCTTGCTAATTTGGTTTTTGCCGCTAAGTATCTGCCTTCTCTCATAGAAGCTTCTAATACCTTTTGTGATTCTTTTCTGCTTTGTCCTGTTAACTTAGCAATCCTATCTAACTCTTTACCGTATCCAATTGTGCCTCTAGTAAGAGCATCTTGATCCATTGATTGCAGAGTGCCTAACCTTCTTTGTAAATCTGAGAAGGTTGTTAACGTGTCGCCTATTTCTTCTGTTGAGAATCCCAAGAAACGTAGTTGATCACCTAATCCGTTACGCATTGTGCCCATCATTTCAGCAAATTGTTCTGCTGAATCATCTGACGAACCTGTTAGTCCTACTAATGCTGTGTTATTTTTTTGTAGCATTCCTGCAAACTGCGACAACGGAATTCCTGCCTCTACAATATTCCTACGCATTTGGTCAATGCCATCTGCTCCAGCTATACCTACTTGACTTAACTGTTGGAATGTTTTTTGTGCAACATCGTATTGATCAAGTGCAAACGATACTCCTTCACCAAGAATATCGATAAACCCGCCTAACGCTTTGCCTGCTATACCAAACTTAGAAGCAAACGTATCAACTGTACCCGAAGCAGTACGAACAACAGAACCAAAGCTACCAAATGCTGTATTACCTTTTGCTAATCCACTAGCAAAACCTACCATAGATTTGCCTGCACTTGCAAAGGCGTCACTAAGTTCTGATGCTTCTCTATTAACCTTAGCTAACGCATCTGCCGCCTCTCTTGATGTAGCACCGTACTTACGTATTGCGTTAGAGACATCACTCATCTCTCGTTTTAGTCTATCAAACTCTTGAAAATCTTCAGCCATATTCTCCCACTATAAATATTCGTACATTTAACATATTTATAACATAAAATCTATGTCAGATAATCCACTGAGTAATTATTTTAGACGGCCGAGCATATATATTAAATTGCCTAGTAAAGGTAAGTTCTATCCAACCGGCACCATAGACATACCACCTAACGAAGAAATACCTGTATATCCAATGACTGCTATTGATGAGATAACTTACAGAACACCAGATGCATTGTTTAACGGTTCTGCTGTTGTTAACGTTATATCAAGTTGTATTCCTAGTATTAAAGATCCGTGGTCAATGCCAAGCATTGATTTAGATACTGTGTTATCTGCTATTAGAATCGCTAGTTACGGGCATACTTTAGAAATAGATACAACTTGTCCTAAATGCGAAGAAGAAGCAAACTATGGCTTAGATTTAAGAACTGTACTAGATCAACTTAAAACACCTGACTACACAAACAACGTAGATATAGGTGATTTAAGTGTATATTTTAAACCGCTAACTTACAAAGACGTCAATGAAAATAGTATCATTCAGTTCGAAGAACAAAAACTAACATCAATACTACAAGAATCTAATATCCCTGAAGAAGAAAAACTT